ATTGCTGAAACATGGGCTTCTGCACAACAAACCTTAGCAACGGGTGGTGGGGCAATTGTATTATCAACCCCTTATGGTACAGGTAATTGGTTTCATCAAACTTGGGTTAAAGCTGAAAATGGAGAAAATGAATTTTTACCTATTAAATTACCTTGGTATGTACATCCAGAACGAGACCAATCATGGAGAGACTCTCAGGATTCCTTATTAGGTGATCCTAGATTAGCAGCTCAAGAATGTGATTGTGATTTTAGTACATCTGGTGATATAGTATTTTACAATGAATATTTAGAATATTATGAAAAAAGTTTTATTAAAGATCCATTAGAGCGCAGAGGAGCAGATCAAAATCTTTGGGTTTGGGAAAATGCTGATTATACTAGATCTTATATGGTTGTAGCTGATGTTGCTCGGGGGGATGGAAAAGATTTTTCTACATGCCATGTAATGGATGTTGAAACAAATGTACAAGTTGCTGAATATAAAGGACAAATAGGTACTAAAGAATTTGGACATTTATTAGTAGGTTTAGCTACTGAATATAATGAAGCATTATTAGTAATAGAAAATGCTAATATTGGTTGGGCAACTATACAAGTTGCTATTGATAGACAATACTCTAATCTTTATTATTCACAAAAGAGTGGAGAAGCAAATGCTAATTCGTATTTTGATAAATACCAAGACCATTCAAAAATGGTAGCTGGTTTTACTATGTCATCTAGAACTAGACCTATGGTAATAGGTAAATTTCAAGAATATATAGCAGATAAAAGTGTAACTATTCAATCAAAAAGATTAGTTGAAGAAATGAAAGTATTTGTTTGGAAAAATGGTAGAGCAGAAGCACAAACTGGTTATAATGATGATTTAGTAATGGCTTTTGGTACTGCTATGTATATTAGAGATACAGCATTAAAATTTAAACAAAGAGGATTGGATTTAACCAAATCCACATTAAATAACATGAAAGTAAATAGAACTCCATATCAGGGTAGTTATGGTTTCTCACAGGGTATAGATAATCCTTACCATATAAAAACTAAAGATGGTAAAGAAGATATTAGTTGGCTCCTGTAGTAATATTTATAATAATAATAATAAATTATGGCTGATAAAAGCGTATTTAACAGATTAAAAAGATTATTTTCAACAGATGTAGTAATCAGAAATGTTGGTGGAAACCAAATTAAGACTATTGACTCAGGTCATGTCCAATCCAGTGGTGAATATGAAACTAATGCATTAGTAGATAGATACAATAGAATATACTCTACTGCACCCTCTTCTTTATATGGAGCTCAATTTAACTTAAATTATCAATATTTAAGAACAATGATCTATTCAGAATATGATGTAATGGATCAAGATGCTATTATTGCTTCTGCCTTAGATATATTAGCTGATGAATCTACACTTAAAAATGATATGGGTGAAGTATTATCTATACGAAGTGCTAATGAAGATATTCAAAAAATATTATATAATCTATTTTATGATGTATTAAATATTGAATTTAATATGTGGATGTGGATACGTCAAATGTGCAAATATGGAGATTTTTTCTTAAAATTAGAAATTGCTGAAAAATTTGGTGTATACAATGTTATACCTTATACCGCTTATCATATGGAAAGACAAGAAGGATATGATGAAAAAAATCCAGCAGCTATTAGATATTTATACAATCCAGAAGGAATTAGTGGAGGTGGTAGTGTAGGTTCTGGGTATTACACAGTAAACCAAAACCCAGATAATACCACAGGAATTGTGTTTGATAATTATGAAATGGCCCATTTCAGATTAGTAGGAGATGTCAATTATTTACCTTATGGTAGAGCATATATTGAACCTGCCAGAAAATTATATAAACAATATTCTTTAATGGAAGATGCAATGTTAATTCACAGAATTGCTCGCGCCCCAGAAAAAAGAGTATTTTATGTAAATGTTGGAGCTATTCCTCCTAATGAAATAGAAACTTTTATGCAAAAAACTATTTCAAGTATGAAACGTACTCCTATGATAGATGAAAAAACAGGAGAGTATAACTTGAAATATAACATGCAAAATATGTTAGAAGATTTTTATATACCTGTTCGTGGTAATGATAACACAACAAAAATAGATACCTCCCCGGGATTACAATATGATGGAATACAAGATGTAGAATATTTAAGAGGTAAATTATTTGCCGCTTTAAAAATTCCAAAAGCTTTTTTAGGATATGAAGAAGGTATAGAAGGAAAAGCAACTTTAGCTCAACAAGATATTAGATTTGCACGTACTATTGATAGAATCCAAAGAATTATATTATCTGAACTTAATAAAATTGCATTAGTTCACCTATATACCCAAGGATACACAGACGAATCTTTGACTAATTTTACTTTAAATATGACTACTCCTTCTATCATTTATGATCAAGAAAGAATTGAGTTAATGAAGTCAAAAGCAGAATTATCTGCTACTTTATTAGAACAAGGTTTAGTCCCATCTGATTGGATTTACGATAATATTTATCACTTTAGTGAAGACCAATATGATGAATATAGAGATCTAGTTAGAGAAGATGCTAAACGTAAATTTAGATTAGCACAAATCGAAGCTGAAGGAAATGACCCAGTTGAAACAGGAAAATCCTATGGTACACCTCATGATTTAGCTGCATTATATGGTAAAGGAAGAACAATGTCTGATCCTGGTAATGTACCTGATGGGTATAATGAAAAATCTGAATTAGGTCGCCCTATAGATTCTATTACTAAAAGAAATAAACAAAAAGATAATTTTGGTAAAGATAGATTAGGAGTAAAACGAATGAAAGATACCGATAAAAATGAAGGTAGCAACCCACTTTCAGAATTTGAAAGCCCTAAAGTAACTTTCTTAAAAAATAAAGATATTTTTAAATCTTTAAGTAAAAAAAAGTTAATTTTTGAAGAAGATAAAGATGATTCTAATTTATTAGATGAATCCCAATTGAAGGAACAATAATTTTTATATATTTATAATAAAATATTTTTTAATGAATATTAAACACTCAAAATACAAAAATACAGGAATTCTTTTTGAATTACTAGTACGCCAAATTACTGCTGATACTCTTAAAGGTAGTAATTCACCCGCTATAGATATATTAAAAGAATATTTTGTTAATACTTCTTTAGGAAAAGAATATAAACTGTATGAATCTATACTTAAATCTAAAGTAATAACTGAAGGTAGAGCTACATTAGTTATTGATACTTTATTAGAGGCATCTACTAAATTTAATAGAAAATCTTTAAAAAAACAAAAGTATAATTTAATTAATGAAATTAAAAAACATTATAATTTAGAATCCTTTTTTGGTTCTAAAATTACAAATTATAAAGAATTAGCTGCTTTATATACTTTAATAGAAAATATTAATTCTAAATCTATATCAAATCCAACACAGTTAGTTGATAATAAAATTACTTTATTAGAACATTTAACTAAAAAAGAAGTTACTCAAGACTCAAAACAAACAGTACTTGAAGAATTTTCTACATATGATAAAGATGTAAGAACCCTTACATATAAAGTATTATTGGAAAAATTTAATGATAAGTATGATAATTTAACCCCACAACAAAAACAAATTCTTAAAGAATATATTAATTCTGTAGATTCAACTCCTGATTTAAGAAATTTTTACAATTCTAAAATTATAGATTTAAAATCTATGCTAAAAGAATCAATTAAAAATATTAAAGATAAAGCTACTCAAGTTAAAATAGTTGAAGTATCTAAATTTTTAGTTGAATTGAAAAAAACAGATAAAGTTGGAGATGATAATTTAGTTGATTTGTTACGTTACTATCAATTAATAAATGAAATACAAATAGCAAATGGCTCTCAAGTATAAACTTAAAGAAGCACCTTCTCCTAATTTAGCTAACCAAGTTGGAGCTAAAATTGGTGATGTATCTTATTCTAAAGATGGAGATACTAAATTTATAGTTAATTCTATAGATAAAGAAACAGGTCAAATAGGATGGAAAGTAATTGAACTCCCAGCATTTGATAAATTAAATGATGATGTAGATGAATTAGTTTCCACAGCTAAAGGAGTGTATACTAAAACTAAAGATGATGAAAAGTTTAGAGAAATTTATGAAGAAGCTAGACTTTTAAGAAATAAAATTAGAAAACATCTTCGCAACGAGTACCCAGATGAGTATAAAAGAATGACTATGGAAGGGGAAATTGAAGAAATGTCTACTACAGGAGGTGGGGCTGGGTCAGCTAGTTTTACTGGTGGTACAGGAATGCAGTATGCGACACCCTATGCTTTTAAAAAAAAGAAAAAAAAACTTAAAAAAGAAGGAGTTGGAGCAACATTAGGTCCTGGGCCTAAGGCAACAGAGGATGGAGTTAAAGATAATGCATATGTAAAACAATTTAAATACAAATTAGTTCCTAAAACAAAAGATGGTACTTATGTACAGAAAGGTTCAGGGCTCGAAGTAAATAAATTATTTTAATATGTATAATCGTAATATAAAAGAAAACGAAGATAAAGCATCTAAATTCCATGAGGAACGTATAGAAGCTTTTGATAAATTAGAAGCTAGATTTGAAGATATTAAAAAAGCAATCAAACTAGGTAAAATAGAAACAATAAAATACTATAGAGATAATCCTAATAGTTTTAGTGTTGTAATAGGCACAGATATGATTAACGATTATTTTAACGACATTGAAACATTATTACAATAAATATAAATTATGAAATCACCAGAAAAATTACATAAGGAATTAACAGAAAAATTAATTACTGAAAATTATATTGATTTAAACCCAATTACAACTTTTGAAGCAACTCCAAAAGCGGATTTTGAAACTAAGTTTGCTCAGTTTTTAGCAGAAAAAAAAGGGGAAGAATTAAAACCTGTTGTTAATACAGATGAATCAATTAATACTCTAAAAGATTCAGAAGGAATATCTGCAGATTCTAAAGCTAAATTTGAAGGTAAAGGATTTCAAGCTTCTTACAAAGTAGATAAAACTTTAGAAAATATTGATTCTCATAATTATGATTATGATACTACTATAGAAAATATTAATAATGTTAATGGTGAAGAATTACTAAAAGGTGTTCAATTAGAAACTAGTTATAATAGTGAATTAACCTTAGATGAAGCTAAAGAGCTTGTAATTAAAAATTTATCTAAAGACCCTTTACATTATGTAAAAGAAGGTCAATTTGGTGTTAAAGGTTTAGGATACACAGAAGCTAAAACACAAAAAGTAGATGGTAAACATGCCGCTAGTGGTTATAGTGAAAAACTAAAAGATAGTGATAATACATTTGATTTAGTAAAAGAAAACTATAGTTTTGATGAAGCAAGAGAAAGAGCAATTGAAGCTTCTCAAAGAGAAGCAGGAATTGAAGAAGATAAAAGACCAGATTACCCAGATGTAGATGGAGATGGTGATACTAAAGAACCAATGGAAAAAGCACTTAAGGATAAAAAAGAAAAAAAGAAAAGAATAAAAAAAGAAAGTATAGATTCTAAATTAGCTGAAATAGGAAAAGAAGCAGAAGCTGTAAAATTAGAAGCTCAGTTAGATTTTTTACATGATCATATCCAAGAAAAAGTAAATAGAGTTAGTTCAATTCAGGAAGATGAAAATTTAAGTGAATTAATTGACAAAGTCAAAATGAAACAAATGCAAAAAGAAATCAAGCTTTTAGAAAAAAGAAAAGCTAAGATGGAAAAAATTTACGAAAAATCTTGTGGTAAAAAATATGCTAAAAAAGAAATGGTAGATGAAAATGAAGTAGAATCTATTAATGAAATTGGTGCAAATGATATGGTTGTAAGCTATAGAGATGAGGAAAAAATTCCTATTAAGTTTACAGGTTTTGAAGCTTTTGATGGAAGAGATGGTGGGCAGGATACAACAGACAATCAAGGTAGATTTGTTGTAAGAATGAAAGCTGAAAGAGTTGATGGTCAAAAATTAGCAGGCAAAGATAAATTCTCAGTTCAGGTAGTAACTGACCCAGGTGTTTCTAAAATAACACCAGATGGTACTATTCCCTTTCCTGATCATGATAGATACTCTTCACCAGAAGTTGTAGATTATGGAAATACTATTAAATATATAAAAGATAATATTTAAAATGGGTAAATCTCTTTTAATAGAAACAAATACCTTTAAAATTAACCCTCTCCAGTTAACAGAAAATGTTAACAAGGAGACGGGTAATTTAATGGTTGAAGGAATTTTAGCTACTGCTGAAGTTAAAAATGGAAATGGTAGATATTATTCAAAAGATCTATGGGATAGAGAAATGGATAAATATAATGAACTTATTGAACAAAGACGTTCAATGGGGGAATTAGATCACCCTGAATCAACTGTTATAAACTTAAAAAATGTATCTCATCTAATATCAGATTACTGGTGGGATGGAGATAATGTAATGGGTAAAATAGAAATTCTACCTACTCCTTCAGGTCATATTCTTAAGGAATTAATTAAAGCAGGTGTAACAGTAGGTGTTTCATCTAGAGGTATGGGTTCATTAGAACAAAGAGGTGAAATAATGGAAGTACAAGATGACTTTGAATTATTATGTTGGGATTTTGTATCAACTCCTTCAAATCCCGGTTCTTTTATGCATACTTTAAATGAAGGTAAAAATATAATTACCTATGATTATACAAATATTAATAAAGTAATACATGAAATTCTTTGCTCTAAAGGTTCTTGTCCTATTTTTTAATTTTTCCTTAATTTACATATACGTATAATTGCAATGTGTCATGAGTATCTAGATATGACACCAATATATATTATTCCCTATTACGATTCCTAATAATCGTATTTCACAAAAAAAATTTTGAGATTATGGCAAACAATGATTTGTTAAAAGAAGCAATCGCTGATGCTAAAGCTGTTAAAGAAACTGCTATAGCAAATGCAAAACTTGCTCTTGAAGAAGCATTCACACCACATTTAAAATCTATGCTATCTGCAAAATTAGAAGAAATGGATAAAGAAGACGTTGACGAAGGATACGGTAAAAAGTATGAAGAAGACGACGTTAAAGAAGAAATGGATTCTAAAGATGATATGAAAGAAGAGAAAGAAGAAATGGATGAAGCTAAAGAAGAGCTTGACGAGATTAACCTTGACGAATTACTTGCTGAACTTGAATTGGATGAAGACAAACGTACAGATGCTGAACAAGAAGGCTATAAGGACGGATTCGAAGACGCTAAAGACGACATCGAAAAAGAACTTAAATCTATGAAAGTATCAGAAGCAAAAGACGAAGACGACAAAATGGAAGAAGCTAAAAAAGCTGACGACAAAGAAGAAGTTAAGGAAGATGCTAGAACTGATGCCGAAGAAGAAGGCTACAAAGATGGTATGAAGGACGAAAAAGAAGACATGGAAGATGACATGGACGACGAGGAAATTGACCTTGAAGAAATGTCAGAAGATGACTTAAAAGGATTCATTGAGGATGTTATTAAAGATTTAGTAACAGACGGAACAATTGAAGCTGGTGAGGATTTTGAAGAGGAAGATGTTGAAGACGAAGTTGAAGTTGAAGACGATGTGGAAGTTGATGTAGAAATTGACGAAGCAGTTGACGGCGAAAAAGGTGTTGGAAACGAAGATGGAGACAAAGATGACTCCAAAGTTGAGAAAGAAACTGAAAAAATGAGATTTAAAGAAGCATTAGATGAAATCCAAGCTCTTAAAGTTGAATTACAAGAAGTTAATTTACTTAATGCTAAGTTACTTTACACAAACAAAGTATTCAAATCTAAAAACTTAACTGAAGACAAAAAAGTTAGAGTGCTTAAAGCATTTGATAAAGCGTCAACAGTAAAAGAAGCTAAAGTTATTTTTGATACCTTAAACGAAGGTTTAGTATCAAAATCAGGAACTCCAGCAAGACCAAAAGGTAGTGCATCAAGAGCAACTGGAACAGTAACTGAAGCTAAAAAACCTATTATTGAAAGCAATGATGTATACAATCGTATGCGTAAACTTGCTGGATTAATTTAAAAAACAATAAAAAATTTAATTAACCTTAAAAATTTAAAAAAATGAGCTTAAATACTCTTTTAGAAAGCGCGAACCCATATCACTCAATGCAGAGTGACGCTGCTAAATTAGCAAACAAATGGGAAAAAACAGGTCTTTTAGAAGGTTTACAGGGTGCTAATAAAAGCAACATGGGAATTATTCTAGAAAACCAAGCAAAACAACTTGTAGTAGAGGAATCTAATACTGGTGGTGGTGCTGGATCAGGTACTTTTACAGCAGGAACAGGTGCTCAATGGGCAGGTGTTGCTTTACCATTAGTAAGAAAAGTATTTGGACAGATTGCAGCGAAAGAATTCGTTAGCGTTCAACCAATGAACTTACCTTCTGGTCTTGTATTTTATCTAGATTTCCAATATGGAACTGATAAATCACCTTTTGCAGATGGACAATCTCTATATGGAAATGCTGGGACTAACCCATCAACTGCTCCATTTGGAAACACTAATGCAGGTGGTCTTTACGGTGCAGGGAGATATGGTTACTCAATTAACCTAACTTCTTCTGTATTAGCAAATGCTGCTATTAGTTCAGGATCTGCATCTAACACAGATGTATATTTTGATTCTGATTTCACAGGATCTGTAGCTGCAGGACCTCAAGATATTGCTGGTGTAGCAAAAGTAACTGTACTAACTTCTTCTATCGATGCTAACTTCGATCAAGAAGCACTAAAAAGTTTCTACCTAATTGGTGCAAACGCTCCAGCTATCTCTGCTCAGTACCCACAATTTACTAAATTTAATGCTGATAGAGATGCAATCGAATTTATTGTACCAGCATTTAGTATTGTACCAGGAACTGATTCTGCTTTATCTTATTCATTAGCTCCACTGGACAATGAAAGAGGTGATTTCGAAGATGGAAATAACAACTTGAATGGTCAAAATACTCCAATCAAAATTCCAGAAATCAACGTACAGATGCAATCATCTGCTATTGTTGCTAAAACTAGAAAATTGAAAGCTGTTTGGACTCCTGAGTTCGCTCAAGATCTTAACGCTTACCACGCACTAGATGCTGAAGCTGAATTAACTTCTATCCTAAGTGAATATATTTCATTAGAAATTGACTTAGAAATTTTAGATATGTTAGTTGAGTCTGCTGCTGCTGGAACAGAAGTATGGTCTGCAGTTAACAACCAATCTATTACTGGAACAGGTAATGGAACATTCACAGATCTAGGATTCTATAATTCACAAGGACAATGGTTCCAAACATTAGGAACTAAAATCCAAAAACTAAGTAACATCATTCACCAGAAAACTCTACGTGGTGGTGCTAACTTTATGGTAATTTCTCCAACAATCGGTACAATCCTAGAATCAATTCCTGGATATGCTGCTGATGCTGATGGTGATGTATCTAAAGCTACTTATGCCTTTGGTGTACAAAAAGTTGGATCATTTAACGGAAGATATAAAGTATACAAAAACCCTTATATGACTGAAAACCAAATCCTATTAGGATTTAGAGGTGCTCAGTTCCTAGAAACGGGTGCTGTATTTGCTCCATACATTCCATTAATTATGACTCCTCTAGTATACGATCCAGATACCTTTACTCCAAGAAAAGGATTGATGACTCGTTATGCTAAGAAAATGGTACGTCCTGAATTCTATGGTAAAATTTCAGTAAGTGGTTTGGATACTCTATAGTATTTAGATTAACTGAAATTTATAAAATTAACCCGGTCTTTGACCGGGTTTTTTTTTATTTTTCATATGTATAATAAAATGCGTTATACTAAAACTATATTTATCTCACTATATAGCTATATCAATTATTTACTGTTTTTTAACGTATTTTCATCGGTTATATTCATCGATAACATAACCCTTAATTTCAAGAATTTATGGCAAGTAAACACCATACGGACGATGTATATCGTCCTAAGAGAATTCCTAAAAACCCAATTAAGTTCAAACTCCAACTTAATGCCGAACAAAAAGAAGCTAAACAATCAATACTTGATAATACAATCACCCTTTTAGGTGGAAGTGCAGGTAGTGGAAAAACATTGTTAGCATGTAATGTTGCACTAGATGGTCTTTTAAGAAGACAATATGATAAAATAATCATAACCAGGCCTACAGTATCAAAAGAAGAAATAGGATTTTTACCTGGTGATTTAAGAGAAAAAATGGATCCTTGGGTTCAACCTATTTACCAAAATTTCTTCCAATTATATGATAAAGTTAAAGTAGAAAAACTAATCGAAGATGGTAAAATAGAAATTGTACCCGTATCGTTTATGCGAGGTAGAACATTCTTAGATTCAATGATAATTGTAGATGAAGCACAAAATGTTACTCATGAACAAATGGAAATGATTACCTCACGTTTAGGTTTAAGAAGTAAAATGATGATATGTGGTGACCAGCATCAAACAGATCTAAAGAAAAAATCAGATTCAGGATTTAAATTTCTATATTCCGCAGCTAGAAAAATTAAAAATTTAGAAGCTATTACATTAACAACTAACCATAGAAATGAAATTGTTGAAGATTTATTAGATTATTATAATGAAGCTATAGATAAAGGAGCAAGCATTACTATTTCTGGTTCATATATTTATAATAATAAAAATTAATAACATATTTATAATAAAAATATATAATGGGCAAATGTGTAACTAGTGGATCTTTAAAAGTTCTTATACAAGAAAGTATAAGATTACCAAATAAAAACGAAGAGGTTTGTATTAATGAAGTTATAATTCCAGATGTAAATCAAATTATGAGAAGAACAGATACTATCTCTACTACATTTAGTGGAAGTGGGGTTGAAATTCTAAGATTTGTAGATTCTGAAGAACAACAAACAGCAGGTTCATTTGTACGAGATACTGTTAAATATATGAGATTTACTAATTTATGTAATCATCATTATTGTTCTCTTTATTTAATACAAGATAGTCCCAATGCTCAAAATCCAAATACAACTGATTTTGGTTCAGGGGATGATGGTTTATTTAAATTAGATCCAGGTAAATCAATAGTATTTTCTAATGGACAATTTGATAGTAATAATTACTATGATTATGTTGTAGAAGGATATGTGGATGAGCAATATATTGGTGGTTTTGCTTCATTATCATTAATAAAAGCAAAGGCAGATACTGAAGATGTTCAAATAGAATATTTTGTAGCTTCTTCTTAATATTTATAATAAAATTAAATTAAAATAAAAAATGGCATTAACTTATAGATCAGTAAAAGGTTCAGCATTAACAATAACTGAATTAGATGATAATTTTAGACACTTTACTTCCTCCCATGCTATAACAGCATCTGCAGGACCTGTTATAATTTCAGGTTCCGATGGTAGTAACCCAGCTTTAGAAGTAACAGGTTCAGTTGCGCTTAAAGATAATTTAACAGTTGATGGGACATTAACTGGAGTAGATGTAAATCTTACAGGTTCATTTTCAGGATCATTAGATAGTACAGGTCTTGTATCAGGTTCATTTTCTGGTTCAATAGATGGAGCTCAAATATTTGTAGGTAATTTACCAACAGCAGATCCAGGTGTTGCTGGTCAACTTTATAATGATAGTGGAACAATAAAAATATCTTTATAAATTTATTAATTTTTAAAATAAAAAATTAGACCTCAATTTGAGGTCTTTTTTTTCATATTTATAACAAAATATAAATTATGAATATACCTATTTGGCCTGGTTCAAGTTCATTCGCACCTGGAGAAACACCATTTGGCTTTTATGACAATGATCCCGAATTTAGAAAGGATGCAGATAAAGTAGCTGTTTTTTGTGCAAATAGAATGGGTTATCCTTTAGTTGATATTGAATTACAATCTGGATCTTTTTATACCGCATTTGAAGAAGCTATAACTATTTATGGAAATGAAATATGGGCTTATATTGTTAGAGATAATTTTCTGGATTTAGAAGGACTTTCTATATTTGAAGAGTTAAATGAAACTATTATTACTCCTAGTATGAAAACTATAGTTAGATTAACTCAACAATATGCAGATGAAGCAGGAGTAGGAGGAACAATTCCTTGGTATTCTGGTTCTTTTGATTTAGTTAAAGGACAACAAAATTATAGTTTTGAAACCTTTATGACAGCAAGTGGATTTACAGGATCTGCATATTCAGAAGGTATTGAGATAAAAAGAGTGTTCTACCAAGAACCAGTTCCTGCATCAGCTCAATATTTAGATCCATATACAGGTTGGGGTTTTGGTGGATCCATAGCTGCAGGATTAGTAGGAGTAGGTGGATTTGGAGGTGATATGGGTTATTTGATGATGCCCTTAAGTTATGATATGCAAGTTATTCAAGCCATTGAAATGAATGAAATGGTCAGATGGTCAAATTATAGTTTTGAAATGCATGGTAATGATCTTAAAGTATTTCCTGTTCCAGAACAAAACGGTAAAATATGGTTCCAATATATTTTTGAAAAAGATAGAGGAGGAGTAAAATGTGCTGCTGATCAAGTTAATAATGTTGGTAATGCTAATTTTAAAAACCCTAAATACTCATTAATAAATTCAATTGGTAGACAGTGGATATTTGAGATGACATTAGCTATTGCTAAAGAAATGTTAGGGTATGTTAGAGGTAAATATTCTAGTATCCCAATCCCAAATGCGGAAGTTAATTTAAATCAAGGAGATTTATTGTCAGCCGCAACAGCAGAAAAAACAGCATTATTGGAAAGACTAAGAGCATATTTAGACGAAACTTCTAGAGCAGCTTTATTAAATAGAAAAGCACAAGAAGCAGAATCTAAAATGGTAGAATTACAACAAGTCCCTTGGACTATTTATGTAGGATAATATGGCAATGTTTACAGGACAGAGAGATGTCTCTCTGGTAAGAAAATTAAATAGAGAATTGATGGGTAATATTATTACTCAACAATGTGCTTTATACCAATTTAAATTAGAAGAAACTAAAGTTAATATATATGGTGAAGCTGCTGGTGCTAAATTTTATAATGGTCCTTTCTTATTTAATGTATTAATAAATAGATCAAATGAGGTGTTTGGTGAAGACGAAGAAGGAATTCAGTTTAATCAACCAATTGATTTTTATTTCTTAAGAGATGATTTAAAGGCAGTTAGCCCAGAATACCCAAATGGAAATGCCAGTGAAGAAGTAGTTCCTGAAGTTGGTGATATAATTTTATATCAAGAAGGATATTATGGAGTACAAAGTACAGTAGCAAACCAATATTTTGGAGGAAAAAATCCAGATTATCCAAATAATATAAACCCATTAAATCCTGGGTTAGAATATTTTGGAAATAATTTATCAATATTAGTATCAACCTATTATATACCAGCAGATAAAGTAGCAATTTCTCCATATCAAGAAAGAATGTAATGAGTAAAATTAGAAAACCTATACCTAAAACACAAAGACAAATAAGTATTGAACAACAAAAAGCTTTTGATACTGAAAGGGGTAATCCTAATGCTCGTATTAACCCAAATGAATCTGAAACCGGAATAGATTTTAATAGATCAACTAAATTAAGTTTTAAAAATGATGATACAAAACCCTTCTCTATTGGCCTTCAAGATTTAGATGAAGCGGTATTTTATTATTTTAAAGAAGTTATTAAACCTTTTGTATATCAAAATGGTGGAAGAAGAAATGTACCTATAATTTATGGATCTCCTGAAAGATGGAAATCATTTCAAAGAGATGGTTATTATAGAGATAAAAAAGGTGCTATAATGTTACCTATTATTGTTGTAAAAAGAGATTCAATATCAAAAGATAGATCAGTTTATAATAAATTAGATGCTAATGGTGTAAATTTATATAGTTCATTCCAAAAAAGATATAGTCCTGATAATTTTTATAATAATTTTTCAGTATTAAATAATAAAAAACCAATAAAAGAACATTATGCAGTTGCTGTTCCTGATTTTGTTACATTAGAATATAGTTGTATTATTCAAACATACTATATGGAACAGTTAAATAAAATTATTGAAGCATGTGAATATGCCTCTGATGCCTATTGGGGTAATCCAGAAAGATTTAAATTTAGAGCATTTATAGACCAATTTACAACTGCTACAGAATTAACTCAAGGTAAAGATAGATTAGTAAAAGGTACATTTAATATACAATTAAGAGGTTATATTATACCTGATACTATCCAAAAAGAAATGCACTCAATTAATAAATGGAATAGTAAATCTAAAGTTACAATTAATTTTGAAACTATTAGTAATGTAGATACATTTGAGCAGGGAATAAAAACTTTTCCTGGTGGACAGACTAGGGA